GGTATCTGTTTCCCGATTTTCATAACTTTTCCCCCTTGTCAACTATATGTTATAATATATTTCATCTTAAAATTCAAACGTCGTAAAACTAATATTGTGCGACATTAACCCCACGCCCTTCACCAGCCCTTCTACCAACTGTCTACCGTTACACGTCACCAAAGTGCTTAAAATGGCTTCTACACGCATTTTAATCTTCTTCGCCATAAAACCACCCTCTACTGCCGTTTACCGCGCGATCACCCTGTTTAAAACCCTGTGGAAAAGTGTAAATGTGCAAAACCCTGTGCAAAAGTGCAAAAACCAAAAACCGGCCGCGAGGAAACAACGGCCGGATTTGGAAATCCACATGAGTGTGGAAAATCATGTAATTAACTTCGCTAGCTAGCTAGGCTACCATACTCTTTCCAAATGTTATTAGTAGCATTTGTACATACACCACCAATATAGGTTGATGGAGCGTTATAATACATACGTTCGCCGGCAAAGTGGTTAATATCATTGTTTTCGCTATTAAACAAAATATTACCATAGAATGGTTTTCCTTCAGAATCGCCTAGAGATTCAATGTTGTTGGTGCGATCCTGATCACAGGTAACTTTATAAAGGCCTATAGATTTGAAGTAAGCGGCATTAGCTGAGCTAATTTCACCATTTCTCAAGTTTATAATAAAGTAACTTGTACCTTCCGGACACATAAACACATTAGTTCGTTCAGAGAACTTTTGTGGTGTATTATATGCGCCACGATTCGTTTTAAGCTTATAAGTATCAATTAGATCATTATTTGATCTAAAAAACTTAATATTTATATGATTGGCAGTTGCACCGTAAGAACCGGTTGGATAAAATGCTTTAGAAATATGTTTTAATACAAATACGTCACCAGCGTTTGCACTTATCTGTTTTGTTTCGAGAATTATATTGCCACTCGCATTATTAGCTGGATTTAACGCAATATATGTACCTTCACTATCCTTAACCCTGTAAACTAGTGTTTTCCATGCAGTATTTGCATAATTTACATGCCATAGACGGTTGGTATCATTAGTCATTGAAAGTGTCTGGAAATAAGGATCAGCAATCAAGTTTGGTGAAAAGTTCAAAGAATCGTTAAATGAAACCACGCCATCACTATTCAAGAAGTTAATAGATTGTTTATTGCTAAAGCTCTTAATTACGCAGTTATTGAACTGAACATCACCACCAACATACCTTAAGTTAGAGATAGTACAGTTATTGAGTGTTATATTTTTATTACTGGTAAAGTTATTGAAGTATTCATAAATATCAAATTCACGCATTATACAATTAGTAATAACAATATTCTCATTAACACCGGTATTCGCAGATGGTTCAATATCTATGATGATACCTTCTGTGTTATTGTACGAACCTGTACAGTTTTCAAAGTAGATATTGTAGTTAGCGAACTCAATCAACACGTCTTGGAAGTTATTATCTACAAACTTACAGTTAATAACTCTAATGTCATGGCATTCACGAATGTATAACGCCCAACAGTTCAGACCAACTGATGGTGATACAATTTCTTGCTGTTGGAAACCACTAAAGATACAGTTTTCAAATGTGATAAACTCCTCATCACGAAGGTCAAGACGATTCCATTCACGATCATTATTTAGAGAGTGAATCTCAATGTTTTTAATTGTTAAATGAGAACCAAATGCAATAAGATTAGCTGTGTTAAGTAAACAATTCAGTTTCGCTCCATTACCTTCAATTGTTTGGTTATCTTGAAAGTCAACATAAACAACTTTATAAGTATCATTTGTGAATTCAAGATTTTTGACATTATTTAGTGCTGTTTGGATTGCACTCGTATCATCTGTAGTGTTATCACCTTTAGCACCAAATTGTTTAACATTCATATTAGACATGATAACTAGTTCTGCGATTAAACCGCCATTAATATCAAAGGTTGTGATATTATTAGCTGTTTCGTTTTCTGCCGGTTTTCGGATTAGATATTTAGCTCCACCTTTATCATTAAGACCATAAAATCCATAAGTCTGGGCATAAGAACCATCAGTGAGGTTGGTTGCAGATTGCATATCAGAAACTGTATCAAAACTCCATGAAACATTCGCTTGAATATAAGTTGTAATGATCTCTTGAAGTGTACCGTCTTCGGCCATTTGGTCGAGTTTATTATTGATCTCTTCTTGAACGTCGAGGTTTGCGAAGTAGTTTTCAACATAACTTTGTAATTGTTCTACTGCGTTTGAAATGGTAGTAACTGCACTAGCATTATCATTTACCGCAGGTACAACAATATCTTGAAGGTACTTGATCAACGCGACAAGTTCCTCATAATAGGTCATCGTGTTGTCATATACGGCCGGAATATTGCTTGCCAACCATGCTTTGAATGGTGGCAAAAATACGCCTTGGCCTTTTGGTAAAGTTGCCATATTATCCTTTCTTGTTAATATATACGCATAAAGAGCGAAGATAAATCGTCGATTATATCCTTATTTATCATTATAATATTTTTACGATAATCTCGCACTAACGCCTGCGCAGTAGTTAACGCACCACTGTTACCTTTTTGGTGACGCGTGTAACTTTGTGTACCTTCCGAATGGCTAGTACCTTCACTCGCACCCGTACTACTTGCATAACTTCCGGCAAGAATCGCGGCTTTACTAATTTGGCCTTGTGGTGTATCTGAATTTACATTCAAACCGTCGGCGTTACCGTCTTGTTCATTTTCTGAAGTGTAAGTTTCGGTAAAATCTACGTTTACTAACGGGTCATATGCTAGACTTGCCGAATATATCAACGGTAGTTTTTCTTCCATTATCTCGCGCATGGCGACCTTTACTTGGTGTTTGAATAGTTCCACCGTTTCTAGGCCAATTTCACGCATATAATAATGGTCTACGATCAGTTTGGCCAATTTCTCTTTAGTCCACGTTCCGCGATCTTCGATTACTTCTATTTCGTCCGCAGTTAAGTAGTCTTCTAGTTCGTAATCAGTAAACCATGATTCTACTTCTTCGCGTGAAGTGTTTTGAATGATAAATCTTAATTCCGTTGTGTATCTACTCATTTTTCAATTTCCTTTACGTCTTCAAAATCTACCTTGCCGTCGGCGTTGTAATCCGCGACTACTGATTCTTCTTGTTTAATGATGTTATAAAGGTCAGACCTTACCTTTACGTCAATTGCCTTTTCACCTTCAAGACCGAATAGAGTATTAAAACGTTTACACGCCTCTTTACGTGGGGTCAAATACGATTGCAAGTTAAGGTTTATTAACTCATTGTTCGAGTTGGTTTCGTCACTGATCAGACGCTCTTTTTTCTCATTTAAGTTGTTTATACCCAAGAATGTTAACGCCTCGTTCCAAATTTCCTTCTTATAGTCGTTTAACTTATCCGCTACAAATGGTGGATTCGTCGGAAGTACGCGCAAATCGTCTTTAATGGTACTTGCAAGTTCTTTCGTACCGAATACGGCCGGTCGGTTTTCGTCTATCTGGTTGATAAGGTTTTCCATGGTCAAGCGTTGGTTTTCCGGAACGCCCACGATAAACGGCATTTTGTTGACCGTAATATTTACGTCGGCCGTTCTTTGTGCCAAGTATAGACGGTATGCGAATAATTCTAGCGTCCAGGCCGTCGCGCAACGGTTTTGGTTGTTTAAAACATAAACGCAGTAATCACTCGGGTTGATTTTGTTAATATCATTGATCGCGAATCCGTCGTATTGTTTCTTGGTTGTATTGAATTCAACGGAATAGCAGTTTATTTCCGTTGGTAGTTCGTAAATGTTCAACTGCCCGGCACTGCACGCCTTAGTGTTTATAAATATATCTTTATCGTTCTTGAGTAACGCGGCTTGGCCTAAGTAATACAAACATAACTCTAGGTATCTAGCGTCCATTGAGTCCGGCAAGTTTACCCATTCGAACATCGAAATAGCAATTTTCTTTAAGCGTTCCAAGAAGTCTACGTACGTATCGTCGTTGACGTACATATAATCTTTGAACTTTGCTTGGCGGTTGCCAACTAGTCTTCTACGCATTTTATCCTTTCTATACTATTGCATTAGTTTGTGAGTAATCCATAAAGGTACTTGGGTTATGCCAAATCGTAATACCGCGGTTGAACATTCCTTTAATTTCCTGCATATCACCTTGCGGTACGTCACCAATAATATTACAACCCTTCGTACGTACGTAATTCCAGTTCGTACGGCCGGTAATATTCGGAACTTTCATAAGGTTGACCTTATACCCAACCGCAGACAGGTATTCGTCTATCTGTCGGGCAAATTCGGCACGTATACTCATTTTCTTAAAGGTAAATCCGGTTTCGCCTGCACTTAAGTTAATATCACCACTTGCGACGTTGCCTTTGGCCTGTGGTGGTGTCATTTGCGCCTGTTTTACCTGTTGCATGGTGTTAGCCATATCGGCCGCGAAGTCGATTGCGCCAACACTACCACCGCCTGCACCTAGTACGCTAGACGTTAACCCTACGCCGAAGTTAAATGCTTGGTAACCGGCTTGAATAATCGTGTTCGCACCGTTTACGGCTTTCCAGTTCAAGTAATAGTCTGAAGTCCAAGAAATACAAGGTAACTTACCACCGTTTATACCTTCCGTCCAACCGTCGTTACCGGATAGTTTCGAGTTCGTCGGGTATAGTTTGAACGTACCGCCTTGGTCTAATGCACTTTTCATTGAAAACTGCGCGTTGCCGTTGAAGTCTTCCCATTTAAATACAACATCAGTGCCAAGGTTATTTGAAACATAAAGGTAATTAAATTCACCAGTAAATAGTTTATTATTCTTTGGCGAGTAACCGTCGATGGTTGTATTACGCGTGATCGCGTCGAGTGCCGTAACCTTTGCCGTCCAACCGCCAACCGGCACGAAGTAACTATTGTCTGAAGAATCGGGTTTTACTTCCCACGTACATACATTAAATGGCACTAGTGATATTGCTATAATTGCGTCACCGCGTCCGTATGAGTCATATATACCGCATACCGAATACATACGTGCTAACCCTGCGTCCGTAAGCGGTACGGCAAATACTGAACACCCCTGCGGAATACCGTTAAATACCGGCATGGTCGCACTTGGAAATGTATACGTGTTACTACCCTTGGTCAAAGTGGTAGTAGTTACCTGGAACATAATAAACGTACCACCACCGCCGGGGTTGGCTACATTCGTAAAACTTTCCCTGATTGGGTTTCCGTTTATCACGAAATCACCTGTTTCGAGTCCTTCCGGTACGGTATGAAGTCCGAAAGTATCGTCATTCACGTGTTCACGTTCAACGAAACATTTTCTAAAGGTAATATCGAACTGCCAAGTTTGCCAAACGTCCGTCTTAATATATACATTAGTCATTTGGTCGTTACTGTATTCCATGTTCGTAATAAATGCATAAAACCACTTGTTGCCATGGTTTTTATTACGGTACATACAGTAGTTATAATTTAAAATATTTTCCATTGACCCAGGCCAACGAATATAACCGTCTTTACGTTGAAACGTTGCGTTTGTTAACGTCTGTTTTGGTAAAGATAAAAAGTAATTCGCTTGCGCGGTTGCACTAGCGAAACTTAACTGGTTATCATTGTCTAATTCAATTGGCGACTTGATCAAATAAATTTCACTATTTGGTTGTATTATTGCCATAATTTCATTATATCATCAAAAATAAGGCCAATTTATCGCTAAATCGGCCTTAAATTTGATTTACCGGCTTTTACGGTTTCCGGCAACCGCTAACACTCTATGAAGAAGGGTTAGGTTCGGCGGTACAGAATACAACAGCATTTGCGAATAGCGAGTAGTTGTACATCTTAACCACGTTGTAGTAATACTGCCATGTACGGTTGTTGGCATTGTAGAACGAATCAAGTTCGAGGTCTTGGCTCTTAATCTTGAACCATTTGCGGTCACACATAATGCCAAGGATAGAAGCACCGTCAAATACTTTCGTGCCGGCGTCACTGTACATATCGAAGTTACGTACACCGATAATACGACCCATTAGTTCGGCCTTACCAATATTGAACGCACTTGCAAGAACATCAACATCGAGTTCAGCAATAACATCATTGCGTAGAACGAATACAATGTCTTCAGGTTCTGTCCAGGTAACTAGTGCCTTGGAATCGTCAGTATTGACCTTAGCCCATGCGTTGAAGTCGCTTGAAGCTTCGGCAAAATCGAGTGCCAAAGCACGTGCGGTCTTTACGAAGGCCTTTGAAGTAGTCTCGGTAGTTGGCGCGGTAACAACTTTGTTGATCGTGTGGCCATTGCGGAAGGCGTTGGAAACAAGGTACTTAGTAAAGTTGTACTGGTCAATGTTTGCACCACTGTATAGAGAGTTCGTAATACCAGTGATAAACGATTCAAGCGCACCCCAAGAAGTGAAGGCATTTTTTAGTTTGGCGCGGGTGATCGTAACAGGATATTGCATATCCATGTTGACAGTGAGGAACTGTTGTTTAACGTCTGCCTCGTATTTTTGAAGTAGACCGGCAAAATCTTCAACGTTGAACTTGCGACCCTTGGCAGGGTTGACGTAGATATCTTGAATAGAGTAACCAAGTGGTACTTGTTCACCTTCGAGTTGCGAAAGTTTGTTATTGAATACTTTACCTTCAATTTGCGTTTCAACAATGCGCTTGACTAACTTCGTCATGAACTCGTTACGTACGTCGGTATACTCCAAGATCGGCGTACCGAATTCACCAATTGAAGTTAAGTCAGTGATTACTGGAACGTACTGGTGGTAAATACTACCTTCGGAAACGCTCATTTCGCGCATTTTATTCAAGGCAGTAACTAAACCATTGCTAGGATTCATTGATCACTAAACCTTTCTTATTATTTGATAAAATTGCCGTTTTTATCAAAAACACTTCGAAGTGAAACGTTCTTTAGTGGCATTTCGTCGTCTTCATCTGTCTTTGTTTCCGCGGCGTGTACGGAAGGTATCTGCTTAAATAAACTAGCATTTGCGTCTACTAATTTTTGGTTCTTGTCTTTCAACTCGGATATTTCCGAATCGCGCGACTTTATATCTTTTTCCATGAGGTCGCGACCCGTTATGATTTGGCCAAGGTCGTCACTGATCATTGAAAAAGATTCTTCACCAATCTTTTCTTTAATATTGCTACTAATTGTTTTAAGTTCGTCTTCCGTCATACTGTTATTATACCATAATTGCCATACTTGAAATTTTGCCAGTGACCCCAGGCAACCGGCCATGGAAACTTCTTTTTCTTGACTTCTTCGTCTTCGGGTTCTACACCACCTTCGTACTTGCGCCAATCGTGTCCGTAACCTTGAATAATACCCGTATCATTAACAAATACACCGTTCCAATAGTGTATACGGTTGTTTAAGTCATAGTTACCACCCGGACGTTGTACGAAGTAGCCACCGCGTCCTTGCCCAAGGCACGAGTGTACGTGGTCACCCGTTACGTAACCATAAGTACCGGTACGGTAACATAGTTGACCCTGGTTAATTACTTGGCCAACGGTCGTATATGGTGGTGAATTATCATGCATAAACAATAAGGTCATGTAGTCTAAAGTACCGTCGGCAAAGTGTACTTTATCTACACTTTCGAATATCACCGCATTACCACCTGTCGTACCCGGGTGATAAGATATTACCTTCATGGTACAAGGCGCATAAATCGGCGCGCGTGTAACTACACCCGAACCGTTGTAACCAACGAAATCAATATTATACGTACCAGTATGCGAATAATCGCCGCCTTCGTCCTGCGTCATGTAAAGATAAGGCATTGGGAATAATGCTACTTCGTACCCGTCGTCTGCTACTAGTGTTTGACCTGCTATCATTTCAGTAACTTATTTACGATTGCCTGTATATTATTGTAATTGTACCCGGCCTTAGTTAGTCTGTTCTTACGATCTGCGCCGTTACCCCATTTGCCGGCTATAACTTCTTTTGCTATTTCAGTATCAGACTTACGCGAAGTGCCAGGCGTTAGTAACTTATTTACGATTACCTGTATATTATTGTAATTGTACCCGGCCTTGGTTAAGCGGTTTTTACGGTCGTCACCGTTACCCCATTTACCGGCTATAACTTCTTTGGCAATTTCTGTTTCGGACTTCTTCGGGGTTTGGTTTTCAACCCATTTGACCACGCGTACACCGTCGCATAGTTCACCCCAACCATATACCTTAGTACCGGGATTTACTCTTACTCCGTCAGAATACCACGTACCATGGTCTGCGACTTCTACGTGTTCGTATTGTGACGTAGTATCGAGATAAACAGGTACGGCACAGTTCTTCGGCAGGGTTTTAATATCGTGCAAAGTACCATTCTTCCTTTGTGATTCTAAGTCCGCCTTTGCGCTCGGAAAATGGCCGGTAGTTATACCGAAACCTTCGCGGCAGTTCTGTAAACACCAACCGGCGCGTTTACCCATTCGTTTTATGTTGAATTGTCGTACTTGCGTCCAGGCCATCGTTACTTTCCTTTCTTATTACTTTTAAAGCACTCTTCAAAGAACTTGGAATTGGCAATCCTGCTTGACCAAGGTTTTCAACAATAGATAATCCTTCGTTGGCCACGAAGTAATATATAACTAGCGTTCTGATCGCGCCCGTATCACCGCTTACGCGGTCAATCAAAACGCCTACCATAACAAGTAACAGGATTCCAAGTTTCTTTACGATTCCACTAAAACCGATTCGCGAAGATAAGGTTTTAGTCGTAAATGCTTTTATAATACCGCTTATATAATCCAGTGCAATTGCTACGAGTAGGCATTGCAGCGCAATATCAAAACCACCGAGTAAATACACCAAGGCCGTTGTAATAGTGCCAAGTATAATACAAATGGTTTCTTTCATGCTTTAATTATAGCATTTTTATAATCAACTTATTCGTTAGTATTCCTTTTATGATAAGTTGCATTGCGTCGGTCGCGTCCGGAATCGAACAGGTTTCATGATATTTAGTTATATGATTCAGTAACTTTTCATAGTCTTTTTTCGTAAATGTTGTACGTGTCATAATTTTACCTTATCTATTGCGTTTAGTTGTGTCCTCTTGCTTTTCTACGCGCTTGGCGTTCGATTTTGCGCTTTACGCGTATTTTATTACGTTTTTCGTTATAACGTTCTCTTTTGTATAATATACGTTTTTGCGCCCGTTTGATAGATTCTTCATATCCTTTATTGACGGCCTGTTGTATGAAGTCGTCGATGTTATGTTCTTCGGTCATTCTTCCCCCTCCAATAATTCAGGGTTCTCATGGATATTGCCGATGACCTTCATGTCGGAAGTATAAAGACCCATAAAAGTAGAGCCACAATTTCCCCACTCATAAGCAAAGCTTGCTAACCGTTCGTTATATAAAACTTTGCCAATATGCCCCTCTCCGTCATCCAATATATCCCCTCCGTATATCTCTTTGCCGTTCTTATCTTTAAGCCCTGTGTCAAACTCAAGAACTAGGTCTGTGTTCTCATGGTGTGGAACTCCGTCATCGTCCTCGAATGTAGCATCCGCCGAGCCATCCATATACAATTCGGCTTCGGTTGCATACTTCTCCCAGTAGTCGCTCCAAACTCTAAAGTCTGTCATTCTTCCTCCTCTCCGCAGAGTTCGGCGATGGTATAGGTTTTGCTATCTTTAAGTGTCGGTATCCAACCGACGAAGTCGATGTTGTAGTCGGCATCGCCCATATCCACTAGTAGGCATAAGCCTCTGTCTGGTCTCTCTGCATACATGGCTTCCTTAATCGAGTTAACTTCTGCCCACACTCTGACCGCTTTGCGTACCTTCTCGTCCTTGATTAGAGGTTCTTTAACGTCCTCCCAATCTTCGCATATTTGAGTAAGAGTTTCCCAGCAAGGATAATCGTTAACTAATACTTTACCAATATCCCATATTTCCCCTGTCTTTTTATTTCTCAATTTCATTTCAATTTATCCATTACACTTTGCAAATCACATTTAAGGTAAAATGCTTGGTTGCGTAATCTATTACAACCACGTTCCAACATTTCGCGCTCGATATTCTCGGAATTTATCCAATAATACCGTAAGGCCTCAACGATAATTTCGCCGTCTTCCGGCAATAGTTCTATTTCGCGCAGGATCGCGTTGCCGTTCTTAAGTTGCACGTTTATTTTAGTTGTCTTCATTTTATGTTAAACCCTTTTATTACTTCAAGTAATGCTTTGGTATTCTTGACCTTATCGCCTACATAACGCGGTTTCTTTGGTGCTTTCTGTTTACCCCGTTTACTTATCCTACCGCCCTTGCGTCCGGCAATTACGGCCAATTCCCGATTTGCGAAGAAACCGCCCGTAGTAGACTTTTTACCACCTTTACTACCAATTCTTTTATAAAAGTCCTCCCCATGTTTTAGTTTATTAGTTTCTGCGGCCTTTTTGCCACCTGTCTTTGTCCCACTCATTTAAAACCTTTCTATCGCGTCTTCTAAGTTTTCGTAATCGTCGCCTATGGTTTCCCAAGCGTCTTTTAGTTCGTTTATATCGTCTTCGAGGTTTTCGAGATCTTTACGCAAAAAGTTTAACTCTTTGCGTATATTCCTTGTAATATTATCGTCAAGCGCGTTGACTTCATTTTCTAGCGATATAAGAGTTAGTTTCACTTCGTCCATTATTTTTCTTCCTTGTCTTCTTTTTCCTGTATTTCTAGGAAATGCACGTTATGAAAATTCGAGTTTGATTTGAAATGTTTGTAGTCAGTGTAGGCCTCTAGGCGGTCGTTATAATAACGGCAACCGCCCGCCCAATCCACCGGGTCGTTTGCTTGGTGCCATGTTACTAAATATTTCATTTTATCCCTTTCGTTAATGGTTGATATTTTCATTATATTTTGGTCATGCTTTAAAGTCAATGCTATTTTTGTTGTATTATTTACAACATTCTTATACCTGTTAAATGTTATAATATAAGTGTAGTTCCAGACTACAAACTTTCGTTAATGGAAACCGTCGAAACCCACCCGGCGGTTTTCTTTTATTGAATCGTAAAGTCTGTTGGCGCAAGTATAACGCCGCCTGGCACGTGCTTATAGGTTAACTTGCGTCCGCCTTTGCCAATCTCTTCGTCGGTAAGCGAAGCCGTCGTAAAACCCATTTTAAAATTATCAAAATTAAGTACGTGCGATAGTTTCTTCGGAAGTCCGGCCACTGTTACATTCATTGTACCGTCCGGCCATTCTTCCATATAACACTTTTGGCGCAGGTATTTACCGCGTACAAATATAGATTCCTTCTTTAGTGCGCCAAGGCGGTAGTCGTCAATATCAAGAACACCGCTTAATTGGTCTACATCTTCGTCAGTGAGTAGAGCGTGTATTGAATCAGTATCGCTATAAATATATGCGTCGAACCCTTTATTTTTCATTGACCAATCGCGGATTGCTTGGGATTGTTCGATTATCTGTTTACGGCCATACGAAGTTACCCATGACGCGCAGGCAACGTAAATACTTTTACGTTCTTCGCGCGGTAGAACACTGTAATGCATGATTCCATCATGATCTACCATTGGTTGTTTCTTTGACCCTAACGGGTTAGTACCGGTCTTGCCGTAAAGTGAATTCAGAAACAATTTTGAAATAAGGTACATGGCCTTATTACCATTCTTCTTAGCGTTTATTTTCTGTTCCGACCAATAGTCGATATAGTCTTTAAATATACCAACGGCCGATTTGAATTTCCAACCGCTTACCCACTCGACTACGTCAACGTCGTATTGCTCGAAGAATAGTTCCAAATCCGGATTAGTTAGTACCAGTGTAACAGGATATCCCGACCCGTCGTCGCTTGATTCCAGGTATTCGTTTGGTTTGAAACTAAACGAACCCTTTATCTGTATTGAGGGTATTTTATTTTTCTTTAGTTTGAAGTGACAAGTTATCATTTGTGTATATAAAGGGTATAACGGGTCATAAACGTATTTGCCATTGAACGGTTCCGGCACGCCATAAGGTAAAGGCCGATTATACATAATCGAAGGGTAAAGCGAATTCACATCAAAAACTACACCACTGCCAACTTGTTTTTCTTTGTATTTTGGTGATAGGTAAGTAAAGCCGCCTTTATACGAAACGCGTATATCTTGGTCAATCTCGTTTGGTAAAACAGGGAACAGGTTGCGGAAATTCGGACATAACTCTTTAAAGTTATGTAATGCGTTTGAACCAATGGTCATTTTGGTATGTCCTTGACTCATAAATATATCAAGCGCGCGTGCCATGATCTCTACGTCGTTTCGAATGTAGTCGACTTCATGCGGTGTTAGTTCGTGACCCTCCGGCCGGTAAGCGTCGTAGTCTAGTTCCAGTTTTCGTATTGGTAAATCAAACCCCTTCGCCACTGCGTCAACGCTAAAGTTAAGTAATTTAAGCGAATCGTAAATAGTTACTTTATTGCGCTTTTTGCCTTTTACTTCAAAATATATCTCTATCGAGTACCACGCGCCCATATTGGTTATTAGCGTCGTATAACTATTGCTTACCGCCTCTTTACTAGAGTTGACCCACGTAAACCCGTTAGTTTCGCACCAATAGGTAATAAATTCGCCGTCAAATTTCAAGTTATGAAAGTATAACGTTACGTTGTCTTTTTGATTTGCGCACCAATCCATAAGTTGATATATGGAATTACCATACATAAAATTATTAGGGTCGCCAATTTCACATAGCGCATACGCCCACACTCGACAATCGTCGGGATTTGTCGTAGTTTCAAAATCACAAGTGAACTTCCGTTTTTTCACCTTTTAAACTTTCGTTAATTATTTAAATTTTGCAACGATCGCGTCGACATTCTCGTAAAGTTGTTGAAAAGCGTCGTAGGCGGTAGAGTCACCCAGTGCCGAAGTTCTAGTTAAGGCATGGTAGTATTCGAAAATATATTGTATATTCGGGTCGTCTTCAAGCGCGCGCATAAATTGGCGCGGCTTTAGTTTCATAAGTCTACTACTTATGTAGTTTATTTTGTCGTCTTCAAACCCGATTTGGTAAGCGTCTTGAAACAGTGTTTCTAAGTAGTTGTCGTATACTTCAATTTGTTTCGCGTCCTGTTCGCTTAGGTTTTGGCCTACCTTAGTATTAATAAGTTCATTCCAGTTTTTCGAAATCGTCTCACGCCTTGTCTTCAAATTCGCAGTGTAGCGGTCATGTTGCATTGGATACTTCGACGTGTAACTTTCGGCCTTTTGAATATCTCTAGTCAGCCTTGCGCGTTCACGTCTTAATTGCCTTCGGAATACGTCTACTTCGTAAGCGGTATATTCTTTACCACCCACCGTTACAATGTTTTCTGAACCCCGACGGCCAAAACGTTGTAGATCGCGCAATTGCCGGTTTAGTTCACCACGTGTACTTGCGTTTGCTTTTAGTTCACGTACGCTAACACGTTGCGGTAAAACTACTTGACCGGCCTTTTGTAAACGCGCGACTTTGCGGTTAAAATTCGATACGATCCTTGCAATATTTCTGTTGTACTCTGAATCGTAGCGAATCATGATTTAACCTCGTTTATTTTATTTTTATTATATATTATTCGGCAATGTTTGCCATAACGGTATTTTTGGTTGGTTCAACTACGAAGATACCGTCAAGGCTAGAAGAAATACCTTTACCAAACTTGTTTTCGTATTCGTAAGCGCGTGCCTGCAAGTTAACTACTGCACCGTAACCAAGTTCCTTCTCGCCAAGTCCGTCTTTGCCGTTAATTTGCGTGTAATCGCTTAGTTTGAAGTTGTATTGAATAGTTGTTTTACCGTCTTTTTCGTTGGTGTATTCCTTAAACTTTGGCGTACCACCATTGATGTTATTTGCCTTGACCCATTCAGTTATAGACTTTTGAACCTCTTTGTCGGTTGCGTCAATCGTGATTGAGCGGCCAAAACCTTTATCGACCAATTCACTAAAGATTACGTTTACGTGAGTTAAAACAATGATTTTGTTATCCATATTGTTAATTCCTAAAAATTTAATTTTGTATTAATTTGTGTTCGTTTTTATTTAATAACTTGTTGATAATTCGTTAGTATTTCTTCGTTTACCGCCTTTCGTTAATGGTTAATAACTAAATTATTGCGCCTAAGTCAATTTAAAGCAATAGTAAAATTGTTGTGTTATTTACAACATAGGTTGAAATATATATATATATTGACTAGAATTAAATTGTCTTAAATCATTTCTGCATTAATGTTTAGGACGACCAAACATACAAGATACAAATATTAACATTAATAAGAAGATGTTTGATAGATCTTTGGAACCGGTGTTAAATTTTGTAAGTTCCATTGTATGTTAGTCGCGAAACTACAAAATAAGGCCGTAATGGTCTTATTTTGTAGTTTCGTTATATTTTGTTAAATTATATTTTAAGATGTTAAAATATAAATGAACTGGTTATTTACTGTTACTATAACTTGAAGGACGCGGTTTGTAATCTGCGCGAAGAGCGTATAACCCCCTTTGTCCGGTGATTCCGGCGAGTTAAAACGGTCTATAACCGGTTCAACCCTGTTGTTTGGAACTTGTATAAATTATGTATTCAAAAAGTATTTACTATAATTATGATAAGATAAGCGGTTATAACGCGACCTTCAATTTTATTGTGACCGAGCGCGGACTCGGTAAAACCTACGGCGCGTTAGTGAAGGCCATTAAAAACTTTTTGAAGAATGGCGAATGGTTTATTTATATGCGACGTTATAAGTCTGAACTCATCAAGGCGGTTCCGCATATTTTTGATGCAATTATTTTAAATAATGAATTTCCGGAATATAACTTTTATGTTGAAGGAAATAAATTTTTTATTCAGGCCAAAGAAGAAGAAGGTAATAAACATTCTAAAATCCAGTTCGGTGAAGCCGTCGCACTTAGTACCGCAAATATATTGAAGTCTACGAACTTTAGCCAAGTTAGTATGATAGTGTTTGACGAGTTCTTGTTAGCAACTGGTGTTTTTCACTATCTCCGGAATGAAGTCGAAACCTTGTTGGACGCAGTAGAAACGATTGGCCGTTTACGCGACGTGAAGGTTTATTTTCTTGGTAATATGATAAGTCTAACGAATCCGTACTTTGCATACTTTGATTTAACTCTACCGCATGAGTCGGAATTCAAGACGTTTAAAAATGGTCTGATCGTTGTACACTACGCCAGGAATTCGGAATACCGAAAGGTTAAGAAGGCAAGTAAATTTGGTAGGTTGATAGAAGGCACGCACTACGCCACGTACGCAATCGACAACCAGGCGTTAGTTGATAATAGTAACTTCATTACCAAGAAGGACGGTAATTCGAAGAACTTTTCAGTTATTAAGTTGCATGGTAAAAAATACGGCGTATGGCGTAGCAAAGTTGACGGCCGATTCTTTATTAGTAAAGACTATGACCCAAGTAACCCATGTACGTTTAGTTTTAGTAATATAGATCATGACGAAAATACTATACTCACTAACGCACGTAATAGTGCGTGGTTCAAAGTCGTTATTGAAAATTATAAAATTGGTAATTTATGGTTCGAAGATCAGAATATTAAAAATGAATTTCTTGTAATTCTTAGCAAAGTTTTGTAGAATGAAATTGTAAAAACAAACATTCGCCACGTTATAAAATTGACCTCAACGTAAATCTAACTCCTATTTCTTAAATAATGTTTTTCCAAATCCGGCCGTTGTTTCCTCGCGGCCGGTTTTTGGTTTTTGCACTTTTGCACAGGGTTTTGCACATTTACACTTTTCCACAGGGTTTTAAACAGGG